TTTCAAATTCGCAACGATTGCAATAAAATCCTCCGGGGCTAAAGTAGTGTATGTCACAAAAGCAATGTCTAATGTGATACAGCCATATATTGAAACCGTAAATAGTACAGCTAGAACTCTATACAAACAAGTGGCCGTGTATGGTTTGGTAGATCGCTTATTTGCTTTTACCAAAGTTATTGTTGGCTATATAGACAATAGTCTGTCGCTGTTGAAAGGTTCCTACAAGATCGTGTATGGAAACTTGAGCCTGGGAGGGGCAATCAATATCCTCCGGGGGCTAGTGTTGTCTGTAGAATCTTCTATACAAGGAACTTTGCCCCGGACAATATCGGTTGAAAAATCTCTGGGGGCAATCGCTTCTGGGGCTTTAACCAGAATCTCTCAGGTAATAAAATCCAGCGCCATTAAATTGTCTGGGTCAATTATTCGAGGGGCTTTGGCTACAAAAGATATTGTGGGTTATGTCGACAACTCTGCTATTTTGATTCGTGACTCCGTAAAATATATGGGTTCACAAATAAAAGTGGGGCTAGAAGACATCCACAAAGCGGCGGTCAAAGTAGTGCCTGGGTACATTCAACTGGTTGTAACTGTACCCAGAGCTGTATCCAGAGAATTGATTATCTCAACAGCTAAAATCTCCGGGGCGGTTCTAAAATCCACGGCCAGAGTATTAGGTGTTGCTCTTGTGTCGGTAGAATCGTTGCTATCCAAACTCTTTAGCGGAGCTATACTGCATCCCATCATTAATCTGTTAGGTACATTTATTACAAGAATCGGTTTGCTTGGCGAGCATATATCCCGGTTCGACAAGGAGGGCAGATTCTAATGGCTCTCAGGGATCAAGATTTTGAAATTTGGCAGGGCGAAGAAAAAGACGTGTATTTTACAATTACCGGGGACAGTAGTGAAGTCAAGGATTTGACTGGAGCCACTATAACCTGGAAAGCCATGAGACATCCGTCGAGTACAGCCGCAGACATAACTTGTACCACTACAGATTATATTACCATAAGTGGGGCTACATCAGGAATATTCAAATTGGCTTTGGCTTCTTCTCACTCCACCGGAGTTTGGGGGAAATTTTATCACGAAGCCAGAGTTGTAGACACATTAAGCTATTCTGAAGTTGTAGCTACTGGTCTCATGATTATCAATCGGAGTGGTACTCTGTAGGGGGTGAAAAAGTGTCGTTGACTTTAGTTGTTGAGCCAGTGGAAGAACCATTAGAGTTGGATGAAGTTAAAGACTATCTAAAAGTGGACCACGACTATGATGATGCTTTAATAGCGGAGTTGATAACAACAGCCAGAATTATGGCTGAGAAAGAGTTGAGAAGAGCTTTATTGACGCAAACTTGGGAATACTCCTTGGACGGAGTTCCTGGGTCATATGACGGTTCTAATCTACCTTCTGATTGGCCTTGGTCGCTGATTCCGGCAGGAAAAGGCTATTTGGAATTGCCTTTGCCCCCACTACAATCGGTAGATTCTGTATCATACTACGATTTAGACAATGTATCCCACACATTCTCCACCAGCAATTATTCGGTCAGTACTCGGAGCACTCCCGGTAAAATCTACTTGAATAACGGCTGTGTTTGGCCTTCAGAGTTGAGATCGCATGAGTCCATGGTAGTAAAGTATATTGCTGGTTGGACTTATCCGGGGCAAATTCCTGCGGCCATTCGTATGGGGTTGAAGCGTTGGGTGGCGTATATGTATCAGAATCGAGGGGATGAGAATATTCCAATTGAAACCAGAAAGCTCTTTGAGCCGTATAGGGTGGTGAGGCTTTGAAAAAAACTCCGATAGGGCAATACGACCAACGAATTATCATCCAACAATTGACTCGAACTTCTGATGATATGGGCGGCCACACAGAAGCCTGGAGCACATTTGCTACTGTTTGGGCGAAGGTAGATGACTTTTCTGGAGATGAGGCATTCAAAGCCAATCAAATACAAAGTTCTGTGAATTATCGGGTCAAGATTCGGTATTTGTCCGGAGTCACGCCAGAGATGAGAATCAAGATGGGTTCTCGATACCTTAAAATTCTGGCGGTATTGAACCCAGAATTTAGCGATTGGGAGTTGGAACTATCCTGCGAGGAGATTCCCCAAGGGGGTAGTTAATATGGAAACAACATTTACTTTTGACGGCTTTGAAGAAGTTGTTAAAGTCTTGGAGCAAATACCTAAGTCAGCCAAAAAAGAAATCTATGACGTGGTTAGCGTGAACGCAGAGGAGATAAGGACAAACGCCATAAAACTTGTGCCTGTAGATACAGCTATGCTAAAAACTAGAATTCAAGTCAAACGTCCAGTAAAAGGGCATGACTGGACTCAAGTACAGGTTGGCGCTCCAATAGAGTATGCGGCCCACGTCGAGTTTGGGACAAGGCCACATTTTCCTCCAACGTCAGCTCTAACCAGTTGGGCCAGAAGGCACGGTATGCCCGGCAAAGAATTTGTAATTGCCCGAGCCATATCAAAAAGAGGCACCAAAGCTCAGCCATATCTCTTCCCTGCTTTGGAGAAACAAAAAGCAACTTTCTTGAAGGATGCTAAAGACATGATGAAAAATCTGGGGAGGAGGAAATAAATGCAGACTAAACTGCTACACGTCCAAAAAGCCGTGTATGGCTTATTGAGTGCGAGTACACTCCTCCCAGCACTCTATGATGAAGTTCCAGAAGAAACAGCATTCCCATATTTAACCATAGGCGAATTTACTGAAGAACGCTTCGACACTATGGGAATTTATGGATCTGAGATAACTTTCAACCTTCATGTGTGGAGTCAATATCGGGGGTTCAAGGAGTGTTACGGATATTTAACAGTTATTGACGGGCTATTGGATTATGCCAATATAACTAGCACCGGATTTACCAACATATTTATTCGCAATGAAATGGTGAATACATTTATTGATCCCGATGGCGTTACCAGACATTTAGTGACTAGGTACAGAACGGTGGTGCAATAGGTTGGACTCTTTCAAATTAAAGTTGTTGTATGCTTTGGTTAGTAACTTAGCCAATACCATCAACTTGATTCTAGAGCTTTTGGAAAATCCGAAGGAGGAGGAGGCAAAAGTTTGCCCCCATCAACACCGCACGGATATGTCTACCATGGGAGGGCTTCACTGGATTTGTAAAGACTGTGGATTTGAATATGAGGGGGGTGAATAAATGGCTGGTACTGTCCTAAAAAACTGTAAGGTTTATGTTGACGGTTATGACTTGAGTGGCTATACCAATCAAATAAATCTCGACTATGGCTGTAATTTACAGGACAATACGGTGTTCGGGCAAGACACAAAAACTGTAGTCCCAGGTTTGTATGAGGTTGGACTATCCGTAAGTGGTTGGGCTGAAACTCTAGCCAATAGCACCAACAGCGAATGGAAATCTGAAGACGTGGCTTGGAATAAAGCCGGGAGTACATCAGATCAAGTGGCGGCTGTTTGTCCTACTTCTTTTGCCGCCGGGCAACCAGTTTACTGGTTCAAGGGGGCAGAAGGTGATATAAAGTTTGGCGGTAAGGTTGGAGATTTGAATGCATACAGCGCCAATCTAAAGGCTACTGGCGGCCAACTTTATCGAGGAACAATTGTTGACGCCAGCACAATTGTTGGCACCAGTAGATCGACTACAAGCGCAATCTATAACGTGGGTGCTCCCAACGCAACTCAACTAACATATGCAGTGTTGGAGCTTTACAAACTTACTTCTTCAACGGCTACGGTGTTGGTGTCTATCCAAAGCGCAACTGCTATTGGGTTTGCTTCTCCTACCACGCAATTTACATTCGCAATCAGCACCGGAACTCCTAAAGGAGTATTTGGCGACGGTGTGGATGTATCTACAAGTGCGGCATATTGGAGGGCGGCTTACACCATTACCGGACAAGCCACGGATTTGATCGGAGTTATGGTTGGAATATCCCACGTATAACTGTTCGCTCCAGCCAGATTGACGAATCTATGCAGGCTTGCCCCACCTGTGGCTGGAGCGATAATTTTTATTTGGGGAAAATTAAATTTACAAGGAGGACAAAAAATGGCTGGTGTAGTGCTTCGGAACGCTTATGTGTGTATGGGTATCGGGTCGGCTTCGAGTTTTGAAATCACGAGCTACGTGAAATCAGTGGAGATCGACTATGGGAGTGACCTTCAAGACAATACTTCTATGGGGAGCAACACA